AAGGCCCTCGACAAAGCCAAGGAGGCGTAATGCCCGGCAAGAACGCAGACAAGGACAAGAAGATGGCGGCAGACTTGAAGAAGCGTGGGATCTACCACGGCAAGCGGCTCACGTCCTCACTTGCTCCTCCTGTTCCGCCCCTCGGTGAGCCGGGTAGCGCTGCGTACCGTCGTCTAATGCGGAAGAAGGTTCGGTAATGAAGAAAATCACGTACGATGTCAGGCCGGGAGACTTAGTGAGGCTTACAACCTGGTCTAACAGTTTCTTCGGCAGAAAACCCGACGCCGAGATTGTGATTCACGTTCAGAAAAGCAACGAAGAGAGCGGGGTTAGGCTTGTGATCTTGGGGCCGGAAGGTTAAGAACTTTCGCGTTCGGCCGACTCTTGAACGATCTTGTCCAGAATCTGATGCGCTTTTTCTTGATCCTCTTTCGAGAACTCGAATTCCCGGCCGGGGTTGTTGACCGTGATCTCCTGCTTGTAGTTGTCTCGGTAGGAGTGATCCAGTTTCTTGAGCAGGAACATGAGCAGAAGGTGTCCGCCCTTGGCGTCCGGGTCGAGGGCTCGTTGCTTCAAGTTCTCTTCTGCGAGGGACTTCAGCACCTCAGACCATTCTTCCTGAGCGTGTTTCCAAGCCGCGCGGAACTCCGGATCCTCCTCGCGCCAGTAGTACACCAACCGGCGCGGCACCTGGGCGATCTTGCAAGCCTCGGTGACGTTCGTTCCCTGCGCGAGAGCCGTCAGGAAGTCCAGGCGCTGCATGTCGGTAAGGGGCTTGCTGCTAGGCAAGTTTCCCACCCACGTTGTGTGTGGTGCGTTTGGTACTGGGCATTACAGGGTATTGTAGATCAACAAACTGAAAGGGAACACCATGAAGGAACTAAGAAAGTCAATTCCAGACGACGAGTACGACCTTCGGATGCAGGCCGCTAGAGAACGTGCCCAGTGGGAGTTGGGCGATCCATCCTGGGCCGGGATCATCGTTGGAGCTTTCTTGTATCCCGAGGAGGATCGCGAGGCCCTGGACAAGGAGCAGGAGTGACGCCTCAAGAACGTAAGATCGTAGGAGAGCTAGTCAGGCAGGCCAAGCTCGAACGCATGGAGAGCACTGGGTACCGGATCTGCGCGAGCTTGTCCTGCGACGTGGATTTCGAGATCACCCGCGCCGACCGGATGTACTGTACGGAGAGTTGTAGGAAAAGAGCTACGGATCTGAAGCGGTACCGCACCAAGCCCAGGACTCCGGAGCAGAGAGCGCGCGATCTAGCCAAGAAACGAGAGCGGTACTACAAGAAACGGCAGGAGAACCCAAGCCTCTCGGGTCGGGAGGCTCATCGTGTTACGGGATGAAGGAGAGACTATGATTCCTAATGTTGAAGTCAAGGACGAAATCTGGCTGCTCGAAAGATGGTTCGATAGAGGTGGTAATTGGGAATACTCTCAGATCGTTGTAAACCACAAGTTTCTCCCTGACGAAGCAACGACTGACGGTTGGACAGTTACCCATTACAAAATCGCAAGAGAAAGCGCCTGCCGTTCCGTCAGGACTGCAAACAGTCAGCTTCCGGAGCGCTGAGGGTTTTTCAGTTGGCGCTGCGATAGTCAACGCAGTTGACAAAGGAAGCGAAGCTTCCGTCAGTGGAAGTTTCCACGCTTCTCGCAGTGTTCGCCATTCTCTGAATGGCGCTGCGATCAGATAGGGGGCGGGGGCGCTCCCGGGAACTTGCGCCCGCAACTACATTGATAACTAGCCAGGTAGTTGACCGCGCAAGCTCTCCACAAGAGAGAACGACCCCCGCTCCGGTCGAGGTACTGTTCCAGATGTAAGGATTGTGTGCGGATCGCTTGCTATTCCCCTTGACAACTGTGACGATGTGGTTTTACCCGCGAGCGAACGAGAGGAGTACGACACCACGGGACACCATGTAGGGCTATAGAGCGAAGGAGCCGCTCCCCGAACCAAGTGCTCCCCCCGGTCACGGCATAGCCCCGGAGAGCGTTAGCACCCGCTCAGTACGGATCCGGCTACGGCAAAGATGAGGAAACCCGCATACCCACAGGACGAGGGGATTACGTACTGATCCGAACTACTGACCTACAATCGAGAGGAGCAACCATGGGTTTCTTGGAAGTGAACGAGCGGCCGATTCTCGGCCATGGCGGACGAGTCACGATGTGGCTTCGCGCCGGTACCACGGAGTTCGTGGTCGAGGCCGTGACGGCCGACGGTGAGCAGATCAACCGATGGAGCGCGCTTGACGGCGCCGAGGCGGTCGAGATCTTCGATCATCCGTTTGCTGACCCGTCCACGCCGGACGTATTCCGGCGGACGCCGGAGATCCACGACGACGAGTACGTGCCCGACGACCCGGAGCAGGTGACAGCGTGATCTACGCGGACGGTACCGCGCTGGAATTTTCCCAACCGTGGGGGTTCACCTGTAAAGGTAGGGCTCTTTGTCCGGACGGGAAGGTTCGTGCGTTTCAAGGCAGAACCGCTGACACGATGTTTTCCATTCCCGTATCTGTTTGCGCGCGGGGTACGCGCGTCTCCGGGTTCGTCATGACAGAGACTCGCGAGGGATTCTCTACCGCCACGGAAGATGACCCCGCAATCGTCAAGTTCATTCCCTATACCTACCGAAAGAACTGGAGACTCGTCTCCGGAGAGGAGAACTAAATGTCAGCGAAGAACTACCCCAAAAGGAGCGCGGACGGTTCCGCGCGGCACGCGCGCAAGAAGCACGTTCGCACGTACCCCATGGATCACAAGGTGAGTCGTCAGGCTCGCACAAACGAGAGGAGCAACAACAAATGAGCGCCGAAACCTTCGAATGGTTGAACACTCAGACCCTTATCGGGTTCACCGAGCAGCGTGGCAACGCTTGGCACTATCGCAAGGAGAACCAGGGAGCCGAGTCTAACCACTACCCCGGCGCGATCCCCCTGGACGACGTGACCCGGCGGCTGTTCAACTTCACGGTCGAGGAGCGCGAGTTCTACATTCTCGGGGATTCGGGGTTCGTTCCCGTTCCCGGTCGTAAGGCCATGGTGACTAGCGATACCAGCGAAGTCCTGGGAGTGTTCAAGCAGGGCTATCAGGGTCACGGGTATGAGGAATGGCTCCTGACGAACGTCGGAACGATCCTCGACTCCGACCTGGGCATCGGTTCGGCGGGTCTCCTGAAGAACCGGGCGCAAGCGTGGGTTTCCGTGGAAATGCCCGAGAACATCACCACTCCGGAGGGAGTCGAGTTCAGGCCGAACCTGGTTGCCTGTACCTCGTTCGACGGTTCGCTTGCCACGACGTACAAGCGGACGCAAACGTTCGTTGTCTGTGACAACACTCTCGCCGCCGGAATGTCCGAGGAAGGTCAGACCTTCAAGCTCAGGCATTCCAAGTTTTCCGGGATGCGCCTGGGCGATGCCCGCGAGGCTCTCGCGATTGTCCACACAATGGCCGAAGAGACGGCCCGCCAAATCGCTCACCTCTGCGCCTGGCAGGTGTCGGAAGCTCAATGGGATAAGGTGCTGAACGTCCTGGTTCCGGTGCCCGAGGAGGATGGCCGTGGGAAGACCGTGGCGATCACCAAACAGGCCGAGGTTACGAACCTCTACCGGAGCGATTCCAGGGCGGCACCGTGGCGCGGAACGGCTCTGGGAGTGCTGCAAGCGTTCAACACTCATGCCCAGCACGTTGCCGGGGTTCGGAAGGGCGCGCTCCGCCAGGTGCGGAACATGGAGAACGTACTCAGCGGGAAGAGCGGCGCGAGCGATGCGCGGGTTCTTGAGGTCTTGGGAGCGACGGTATGAGCGTGGATCGCGTCAGCGCGGGACTTGCCTGGTTCGACGGCCGGATAATGGACAGGAAGAACGCTCACGGTGTCGGGTTCGTTCGCGGCACCGAAGGTGAGGACTCGTGGAACGAGGATGAGCGTACCGCTCATTTCCTGTCCGCACTGGAAGCTCTTGCACTTCTGACAACGTGCTCTGACGAGTTTTGCGCGGTCTGGGAGGAGTATGAAGCAGGGTACGCCGAGGGAGTCCGCGTGAAGAACCTGCTCGACAACCGTGGGAAGGGAGTTGCTTACTAATGGATCGTATGGCAGTAGTCGCCAAGGTACGGGAGCATTTCAGCGCGCCGGGTGCCGAACTTGCTCGTGATTCCGCGCGATCAGCATGTCGATACAGGTGGAACGGGGAGCCAGATTCCCCGGTTAGGTGCGCGTTCGGTGTCCTGATCCCGGATGTCATGTACCGCAAAGAGATGGAGGGAACGGGAGCGATTGTTCTTCTCGGGGAGCATCCGGGTCTCGCCGCTCACTTGGGCGTTGGCTCTTACGGTGACATGACTTTTCTGGAGCGGATCCAGGAGATTCACGACACTTCCGAATCGGTCGAGGAGTTTCTACGTCGGATCCAACTCTGGGAGTTGATCGGGTTTCCACGCACTCCCCTCTCCCACTCCCCTCATTCCCCCCTCATCTGTACTTGACTTTGTACTTGATCTTTGTTACTCGCCCACCCTCATGGTCCATGCTAGAGACCCGGCGAGACAAGGACACATCGAGTGGCGAAGAAGTTAGGCCAGACACCCCAATCCCTCCAAGCCGAAAGGAATGGTTCATTGGTTAACCATTGAGGTCTAAAGGTCAGACCAATGGCGTAGCCCTTGGGGTCCGAAGGTCGGACCATTCGAGCGGTCAGATACCGAAGGGTCTAATGGTCTAATGGTCAACCATTGAGATAGTTGAGCACGCGGGGAACGGCCCGAGAATTTGGGGCCCCCGC